CAGCAGCCGCTGAATTTACGAATGCCTGTCTCTTGTATTTTACCGTGTACTATTTCCGTGATCTAAATGCTTTATTTCGTAATCTGGCGTTATGGGTCAAGCCAGGTGGCTCGTTGGCGGTAGAGGTGGTGAATAAGTACAAATTTGATCCGGTTCTGGATTCAAGCAATCCATGGGTAGGCGTGAGTCCTCAGAATTATGTGAAGGATCGTCTGAAGAAATCCACGGTGGTGTTTGATAAGTTTGATTATGAGGCAACGTTTGAACTCGAAGATCCGAAGGCGGAGTTTCGGGAGACCTTTCGCTTTAAGGATGGATCGGTGCGCCGACAGAAGCATACGCTGTATATGCCGAGCATCAAGAAGATCATTAATAAGGCCACGGAGAGTGGATGGACGTATACGAAATATGTGGATTTGATGCCACTCTCTTTCCAATACGGTTATTTGCTCTTTTTTACGAGAAATGCTGATTAATTGCGACGAGACTTGCGATGATGGGACTTGCGATGATGGGACTTACGACGGTGAGTCTTACGTTTTTTACCGCCTACTACACCATTATGACGTTCTAGAACAAGTGGAGGCGGAAGTGGTATATTACCAAATGCTGGAGCGGCAGGCGCTTTTTTAAACAAAGCTGACCAACTCTTTTTTGGTTGAAGGTTATTAATTGGCTTATTACCACCTCGATAAGACTTGCGATGAGTCTTGTGTCGTCGAGATCGGCGACCTCCTTTCACCTCCTCGACCTTATACTTTTTGCCATTTACCTCCACGGTGACAGCCGCATTGTTTACTGCAACCGCAGCCTGCTCCACGGCATTTGCCGCATGCTCATTGGCAGCGGCGGCGGTGGGTGCTACTGCTGCGGCATTGGCAGACGCATTCGCCTGCTCAGCGGCCTCAGATGCTACTGCAGCCGATTCACTTGCCGGTGCAACAACCGCCGCCACATTTGCTGCCGAATTAGCAGCGGCTGCCGCTGAATTAGCAGCATTAACTGCCTCCTTTTTTGATGGCGATCCATTTACAACGGCTGCAGCATTATTCACCTTAGCCTTTGCATTTTTTACAACGACAGGTGGTGTTTGCGGAGCATTGACGATACTGTTTACATTACCATTTGCCTTTGCTTTCTCAGCAGAGATTTTCATAGCGTTAGACATCGTATCTACTTATACCTTCTCTAAAAATCTAGATCGGCAATAGAGATGTCGGACGCACCCATTTTCGACATATTTCAAAAAGGGCTTATACGGGGCTCTGAAAAACGCCCATTTGACCCTAGCAAAGCATATGCTTATGTAGAACATCCCAAAGAAGGATGGCGTGTCTACCTTCGCTCTTGTGTCTTTCTCCATTCCATATCGAGATCCTTTGATCCTCAGCATTTCTTAGTCGTAAAACGCTTTGGAGCACGCCCCAGTTCGGCCACCTGGGAGCCTCCCAAAGGACAAATGGAAGGAAAGGATATGGGGCGTAAATCGGTATTAGAACTGCTAAAAGAGAATGTACGACGAGAAACGGAAGAGGAGTCGCATATTACCGAAATTAGAAATCTCAAACACGCCGGATTAGTATTCCAGTCGCAAGAGACGAATTATCCCCCCAATCATTTTTTCCAATATCACATTTTTCAAGGGTTTATCACGCCAGAACAAATTAAGCAATCCTTTGATACATTTGAATGGATGAAGGAGCACAAATCGGCAGTTGCACGGTGGCGCCGCGATCGCAAAGAAAAAGACGCCGTCAGTTGGTTTGATCCAAAGACGACCCGTGTGAATCCGCGCTGGTGCCCGGATATTGTAGTACTCTATTTACGGAATGTAACAAGACCCTTGTAATTAAATTCGCTCAAAGGATTGACCCCGCAGTTCGCTATCCATGATGGATTGAATCAGTTTCTTCTCATGTGCCTGATAATCAAACGTACACGCATGCTCTTGCGGTTGTAAATGTGTGATACAGAATTGTTTCTCACATTTACAGGTGAATGACATGACACCTAGCTTCTTTTCACACTTCTGACAACGACTCGACTTTGGCATTCTTCTCTTTTTTTCGAAAAGAATCGAACATCAAATTTATACTATTTTCAAAACTATAATCTTATGTAATGATAATGGCACATATTTGTGTATTAGCAAGTGTTGTAAATCCCAATAAAGAAACTGGTAATTTAGGTGACTTATTTGGTTATGTATTAATGGAACATTTTTGTAAGGAAATGAATATTACTGTAAAACGATTAGGTACTCGCGATACCATTGAAGATAATACATTTGCAGTAGTTGGTAGTATTTGTCATTTATGCAATGTAAAAGCACAAACTGGAAAAATAACCATCATTGGTTGTGGAATGATTAAACATGATGATATTAATTGGAATCACGACAATATCATATGGAAAGGTGTGAGAGGACCTGAGACTCTAAAGCGTATTCATCGAGAGTGTCCCATTATATCGGATCCTGGATTATTAATCTCTTCCCTATTTCCAATAAACAGAAACCCCGTTAAAAAAATTGGATATATTATTCATTCCGTTGATAGAGAAGCTTTCTTTCAATTATTTCCTGAAAAAAAACAAGATCTAATCAATAATTATTCGACCTATGAAAATTTTATTAATCAATTATCACAATATGAGTGTGTAATATCAAGTAGTTTACATGGTGTTATTTTTTGTCATTCGTATTCCATACCTGTATGCTCTATTAAGGTTACCAATAAGATAACGGGTGATAATTTTAAATATATTGATTATTATCATTCCATTGGAAATTACAATTTTATAAATAGACATGCAATCGATAACAATACGAACTTTGAGGAACTACTACAGAATGAATGGCAGCCTGATATACAAACGATTGATGATTTAAAAAATAATCAACAGAATCTAATCATTTCTTGTTTGACAGAAGTTATTGAACATCATGCATTATCGCTTTGAAGGTTTGTAACAACAGAAAATCAAATCCATGCAATTCCGAATTAAATAAAAACAGGAATAGCTTATTCCACCATATCGTGTCTGATTGTAATCACGAATATCTCTAGAAACCCATGTATTTGATTCAATATCATAATCAATATCTTGATAAAAGCTTTTGCGACGATACTCCATATATACATGGATCATACAGATTTTAAATTCCTTTTATTCTTCCACTCGTTCCTCTTCCGCGGGCGCCTCCACAATCGGCGTAGAGCCACTCGGCAAATAACGACTCAGAATATTATGGCAATACATGGTCTGATTCGGATACGCCATAATGACATCCGTTGAGAAAACGGTATCCTCTTTTCCCTGGAATTCCACCTCCTCCTTAAATTTAATGTAATCGAATACTTCGCGCGTAACAGATACGTGACCATTTGCAATTTGTGCATCAGGAAGCGGCTCCGTAAGTACGGTTGCACCCCATTCACATTTGGTTAGCGCATATTTGAGGTAATAATAACTTGTGTATTTCTCAAAGGGCTGCACAAAATCGTACATATTATGAACAAGTGTGGTATTATGCAAGAAGATCTTGATGTTGTGTTTGGTGAAGCAATCATAAATGATTTCAATACGCTGTGGATGCATAATATCGTCGGCATCAAAGAAGCAAATAATATCGGTGGTTAACTTGGACGCCGCAAAATTACGATTTTGCGCCGCATTTTGGTGTTTCTCGATTGGAATAATTTGAAGAGGATAAGAGTACACCCAGGGATGATAGGGGATATCTTCCTGGACAGACGAGGAACAACTGACAATGACTTGATCGGGACGCTTGCTTTGTCCATCGATCGAGTCAAACAGCCGTTGTAGTTTACGAATATGTCCTTTATAACAGCAAATGGCAACACCAATGGTAAGGCTCATTTTATAATATTAAAAGAAGAAGATATATTATTTAGAACACATTCATGGTTCCACTTCGTAGATATCGACTCAGAATATTATGACAATACATGGTTTGTGTAGGAAAGGTAATAATGACCGCCGTACAAAATACCGTATCCTCCTTTGCTTGAAAATAGGGGTGTTCGGGGAATTTGATCTGGTCAAATACGTCACGTGTCACCGAAACATGTGCATTTTGAATCAGTGCACCGGGAAGCTGAAATAGAAGTCGCGTGGATCCCCATGGACATCGGGCAAGTACATTTCGTAAGCAGTAATATGTCGGATACATTTCAAACGGCGTAGAATCAGCGGTCGTATTGTGCAACATAATTTTAATATCGTGCCGTAGAAAACAATCGTGGATAAACATTAATCGTTGTGGATGCATAATATCGTCGGCATCAAAGAAGCTGATGATATCCGTAGTAAGAAGAGATGCAGCAATATTTCGATTTTCGGCTGCATTTTTCTTTTGATCCGTGGCAATGATCAGTAGCGGAAAGGGATAATCATGAACATTGTATGGAATATCGTTGGTATAAGAGGAGGAGCAACTTACCACCACTTGATCGGGTTTTTTGATCTGTTTTCGAATGGAATCAAAGAGGGCTTCCAAATGAGGAATATGCCCTTTATAGCAACAGATGGCCACACCGATTGTTTTAGGAACGAGTTCCTCGCTCATTATTATCTGTAGAGAGCGCACTGATTTAAGTAGCATAAATAAACGAGTTCCATGTTAGTTATGGTCTTTTGGAAAACCCATCCTTTTTTTCGTCAATGGTCAGATCGATTTCTTCCACAATTATTTGAACAATCGGATCTCCCCTCTCCTACCCATCAGCCCTATGAAGTAAAAACAGCGATCACACCGTTATCAGAAAGAACCGAAATCCGAAACTATCTTCAACAGTATTTTGGTATCCCTCCTTTGAAGCCGATTTTGGAGCATCCAAAAGATACCTTAATTGGAAAACAAGATGAAATGCTAGTGGTGCGAGATGCATATGAGATTGTTGGAACATTGCGATATAAATATGCAGGTGAGTTTGTTACTTCCAATAAGGAGCCCATTTATCTAGTCGACTGCTTCTGCATTCATCCTCAATGGCGAAGAAAAGGCATAGGGGATTACTTATTAACGCAACTTCATCGACGATCCAATCAAAGAGGGCGGCCTTATGCGCTCTTTTTAAAAGAGGGTGCGCCGCTATCGATCTGGTTGCCACCCCTGTATACAGGAACGTACGTCTATCGAGAAATGCGGTTCATCGAAAGATCGTCTTGTGTTATTTCTCTTTATATTTCCCAGGCCTATCGAATCATGGATCATTATCGGGTTCTTCAGCCGAATTTATTTGTGATTCGTAATCCGAAATCCATGAATCAGATCTGGAAATTATACCGAAAGGGAAT